GTCACGGTCCTGCCTGGATAGGCCACGGCGAGGTTGCCGGCGAGTCTGAGCGCATCGATCCTAATCCACGGGCGCCGTTTCTCCTTCGAATCAAACGCTCGCGAAGTCTGAAGTACCCAGACCCTGACCTAATACCCCGTCCCTTTTCCCCATTGCTGATTTGATTCGAGTCGGATTGGCGAATCGCTATGCCATCGGGATTGCGCTGCGGATGCGGCTTGCATGCGTTTCGCATCGACCTGCTCTCTCGAGAGCTGTGGACTGCATCGAGGTAATCGTGGATCTGGTAGCCGAGCTTGACCTCGGTCCACAGGCCGGCGGCGGTCATCTCGCCGATGGTCTTCACGCTGGCCCACGACTTCGCCTTGGGACCAGGGGACCAGGCCGTCGGTGAGAGCCCCGCCGAGTAGCAAAGGGCATGGACGTACACCCGGAACGCCTTATCAGAGAGCCTTGCGATCTTGGCGTTGTCGGTGAATCGGTCATCGAGCCTGACCCACACCTCATGCCTCCTGGTCCCGGCCGCGGACGGGGCGGTGATCCCTGGGGAGGAGGCGCCGCCGAACCCCGACCGGGGCCACGAAGCACGAGGCGGTATCCAGGGATCACGGCTGAACCCTACGCCTGCCCGGTGCCGCTGTCCATAGTGAGCCCTGATTCGTCGGCGGCTCGAGCTCGCGCTCTCGACCGCACGCCCTGCACTCGCGCCGGACGATACGGACGTGGTGCCGCCCCTGGTCGGTCAGCCGACGCCACTCAATCCGACGCTCAAGCAGGTCGCGGCGATCAACGAGCCGATCACCTACATGCGCCGAGTTCTCGCAGCTTCCTCTCACGCCGATACCCTCCCTCGGTTCCCACGCCGCCAGCTGCGCCTCGGCCTTGGTCAGGGAGGCTAGGGATTGCAACGCCGAGAGCCATTGCTTCTTCGCGTCGACGGCCATACCAGCCGTCCGCTTGAGCCCTTCGGCCAGCCTCGCGGACATCTGCACATCGGCGGTCTCTAGATCGACCATCGCCTCGATCACGCGCCGACCGTCGCTTTGGGGTTGTGCTCGCGGTAGGTAAGCGTGGCTCGGGCCATCCCCCGCCGGCGTTCGTCGTCGCGGATAGCATCTTGCGCGATGGCCTCTCGGTAGACCTCGAAGGCCATATCGACTTCGCGCTTGGCGGAGTAGAGGGCTTGGGTGAGCTCGGCGGCGTTCATGCTCGACTCCGACGAAGGTACTTCTCGAGCTCGGCAATCTCGATGACGACGCGCTTGCCGATACGCGATGCCACTAGGTTTCCAGCTTGATCTCACTTCGAATCGTCTGAACGTGGACGCCGATCATGTCGGCAGCCTCTTGTGGTCTCACCGCGAGCCGCTCTAGGTCGTCTCTCACGCCGGCCCCAGATCAGCCGTGGTGCCTTCCATCGCTACCAGCTTCGGCGTGCCGCACTTAGGACAAACCGGCTGCGTCTCAGGGTGGCGATAAACCCATCTCACCCAATGACCGGCGCTCGTCTTGTGATCGCATTTGCTCGGGTCGATAGGGAAGCCGGGGGAGGGCAGTGAGGGACGATCCCTCCCCTGGCTCCTTACCCGCCGCTTCCCCTTCGGCGAGTGAGGTGTCCCCGGCGGATGAGGCCTGGGGCTTCCCTACCCCGGGTGGCGCCTGGCGCCAAGAAGTTTGTTCGGCCTCACCCTTGGGACCGCTCCGCCCCGCTCGGTGGCGGGTTCGTTCACGGCCGGGACGTCTTGGTTACATCTCTTCTCGTGATGGACGCCGACCCTTGCGGCGTAGCCCAGGTTAGCCAGGGCTCGGCCTATCGCAGAGGTCTCGCAGTTCTCAAGTGCCGACGTGGAGTTGACGCCGCGATCCGTAACCGATTCTTGCGCGAGGCCGGTGGCGACCGGATACGGCTCTCCCCGATGCGACCAGACCGACGCCTTCACGATGAAGAAGATGCCGGCCTGCTGCTCGATCAACTCGGTGTCGATCCGGCCATCAGGGAACTCGGACCAGAAAGCCCGGAGGCGATCCTCGACCGGCTCGTAAAAAGGATCCTTGAGGAAGTCAGCCACGCCGGCGCTCCTCGGCTCGGTCTTCCTCATGCTCGAAGTCGATCCGGCAATCCAGGTGGGCGGTGCGGCCGTTGTAGACCTCTCGGGCTTGTCCCGGCATCACTTGGTGCCCGCAGAACTGGCACGGCGAGCGTGGGCAATCCGGCGCGTGATGGATGAACCCCAGCGTCAACAGGTCCACGCCACCGCAGGATGGACAGCGGGCTAACGTGTTGCGGCGGAAGCGTTCCAGGTAACCGGGGCTCATCGGAATCGCACCTTTATCCTCGGCTCGGGTAGAGTAACGGATCGTTCGGAGCCACCGCCGGTATCGGAACACTCTCCACCTCGGCGGGCTCGGGGGCCAGTCGAGGTCTTCGGGATAAACTCGAAGGGCTCATCCATCATCCGCTGTCGCCAGACCACCTCGTACATTCAAATCGTGTCCTTCTTCGTTCGGACCTTCCCGCAGGGACACCGCTCTCCTCGAGGGGTCAGGGGATGGTCGAAGTAGACGCAGATGGTGGTGATCGCCCACGGCGAGGTCTGGTGTAGGGGGACATCAACAAGGCCAGGGCATCCCGGCGCAACTTCTCGAGCTCATTCGGCTCGACCGATGCGGGGTAGTTCCCGCCGTGACCGTAGTTCATTTCGCCACCGGTGCCGTTCTCCATCATTCGAAGTCTCTCTTTCCCGCGCCGTCGTAGATGCCGCCCTCCGACACGGGATGATGCGGGGACGTTCCCATTCGTCGGCGTGGTCCACGTCGTACCGGACGTGGGATGCCATCTCCTTGAGGTAGTCCCGCTGGATGTGCCGGTAGGTGATGATGGCCCACACCACGAACGCCGCGAGGAGAAGGGACGGCGAGGGTAGGGGCGATCATGCCGCCGCCTTCCGAGCCTGTTCGCAGCTTTCGGAAGATAAAATTAAAAGGAAAAAAAGAAAGTAAAAAGTAGTCGGTCCCGGACGGTCCTCGTCCCCCGGCTTCGGTGCGTAGGTCTCGCCGGGTTGGGTGCCTTCCCACTGATAGCCCAATGCCAGGAGGGCGTCCATCAGTAAGTCAGCCTCGCGTGGTCCGATGTTGATGTTCATTCCACCACCCTCAATCCGTTGGCGATGCCGAGAGCTTCCTTGCGTATCCGTTCGATCGTCGCCTCCATCGTGTCGATGGGTAGGCCGGTCAACCTAGTCCACGCCGATGACAGCGCGGCATAGCAGACGTAGCACCTCGGGTAGTCGGTGATCGGGTCGTGGTCGTCGGTGTGTTCCATCACGCCGCCTTTCGACATATCGAGCAAAGGAAGACCTCTCCGGGTGGGCTGATCCGTTTCGTGGTCTCGGCCCAGGGGATACGCCGACCGCAGACCGTGGACGTGTGTCCCTCGTCCATGACGGCGTGCCAGACGGCGTACCACCGGACCCAACTCACCGTATGACTCCTTGCTCGACGGCACGCCGGCCGAGTTCGGACATGACCGACTGGTGCAGGATGAGCGCCGCGACCATGAGCCAGAAGACGGCGCAGATGGTCAGGGCTCATCAGGATGCCGCGAGCCGGTGCGAGTGATTCCTTCATCGGATTACCCCCAACTCTCGTAGGCGTTCGAGGTGTTGATAGACACGCTGCGTGGATACGCCGAGTAGCACGGCGATCTGACGCACCGAGACCTTGGCCTTGTAGAGCCGCTGGACTTCCTGCTGCTGTTGGGTGAGGGCTACCTTTGCCATGCCGGGGACCTTACCCCACCTCTCTAGGACTTGTCAAGTACTCAGGAACGCCGAAACGCCCTCCCCTGGGCCATGAGACCAGGAGAGGGCGAACGGCCGTTAGGGGGCCGCACAGGGCGTTTCTGGGCTACTTCAGGGCGGAGCCGTCGGCTAGGATCAGGTTCTTCACGGCTGAGATCGCGGCGGCGATAGCGGCACCGATTAGCGCGAGCCCGACGGCCTTAGCACCCTCGAGCCCGCTGCCCTTGAACGCATTCAGTACATCGGTCAAGCCCAGGGCGAGCACGGCGACGAACGCCTGAGCGGCGGTCCAGAGGACCCGCTTGAAATCGTCTAGCGTGAAGCTGATTCCGAACATGCTTCCTCCCTATCTCCGGGCGATGAACAGGATGAGCGCGATGATGGCGAGGACGATGAGGATCGTGATGAGCAAGCCCGAGTCTCCGGCGATCATGGTTCCTCCTTCTTTCGAGCCTTGAGCCACAGAGCCACCGCCGAGATGATGACGGCGCCGCTGATGGTAACGGTGACGGTGATGATGGTGCGGTTCATCAGATCGCGACGCCGGAGGCGAGCCGGATGCCGAACAGGATCAGGCTCAGCATCAGGGCTACCCCGGCGGTGATGAGGATGTACTTGATCTGCCGCTTCTGCGCCGCGATGGCGTCGGTGTTCGCTTGCCGCAGGCCGTCCAGCGCGGTCTGCTCGACCGACTGGATCTTGAGGGTCTCGACGTCTTGTTTGAGCCGCTCGAGGCTGTCGTCCAGGCGGGAGGCGAACGGGGCGCCGCCGCTCTCGAGCGTATCGAGCCGCCGGATGATCTCCTTGTTCGTTCGTTCACGCTGTTCTGGCGTCGGAGACCGCCGACTCGAGGGTCCTCCCGAGCGAACTGTAGGGCTTGCGTCTCGGCGGGCGTGCTTCTCCGCATGGGAGCCGTGCTCGGCGTCGTGAGCCCGCCTCCGTTCCTGGAGGATGCGCTCGAAGTAGTCCCGCTCGGTGACCCGTCCACCGGAGTGTCGTCGGTCCTCGCCGGACCGCTCGACGTGTTCGTGTCCGTTCGCGTCGTCCATCAGGCGCAGGCCGGTACGCCGGTACGGAGCGGGGAGGCGCTGACGTGGATATGAGGTCCGCTGGTTCCGCCGTAGGGGTGCCAGCCCTGGCTCGGCGTCCAGATACGCCGACCGTCGTGGTCGATCACTTCTGCGACCTCCAATCTGCGGAGTCGGTTGGCCTTGGTCTTGTGCTTCGCCTGGTTAGGACCACGGCATCGGCGATGTGACGGAGCTCGTCCTGGACGTAGGTCGGAGAGGGGTGCGGGATGGGGAACAGGTCCAGGGCGTTCCCCCAGGAGTGCTGGCTCCAGGAGTTCGAGCCCGAGATGTTCTTGCAGACGAAGCATCCGGCGTAGGCGATGATGCGTGTGGACCCCGAGCCCACCTTTGCCCGACCCATCACCGTCGCGACCCTGCTACAGGGTGCCGTCTGTACGCTGGTGCTGTTGACCGGAAACATCAGAACGCCCCCTCGGCGAATGTCCAGTTGTCCCACATGTTGAGCCGGCGGAAGTTCTCGACCGTCAGCCGCGCCGTACCGCTCTGCCCCCACCCCTCGCCCCAGCTGTTCTGGACCCGGAGGAACGGGGGAGCCCCGTCGTCGGGAGCCAGGTCGATCCCGGTCAGGGCGACGCAGTGATAGCCGGCGAGGTCGCCGTCCATGTTGACCTTGATCCAGTAGTTGCCGTATGCGGTCTGCAGCGCCTTGTCGCCGTTGCCGCTGTTGCCGCTGAACATCGACATGTACCAGGGGACGGCGATCATGACCGGTCCGAAGGTGAGCAGCGCCGTGATCACGTCCTCGACCTGGAGCACCTTCCAGTAGGACGTGATAAGGCCGTCGGTCAGGAGCTGGGCGCAGGCATCCCTCGGGAACATCCCTTCCTTGTAGGTGGCGTCCCCCGATGCCTCGAGGTAGAGCTGACGGGCGAACTGATGGGCCAGCTCCTCGGTCTGGAACTCCGCGTAGGTCGGATGCGCCGAGGGGCCGGCCAGCAGGACGTTCGTAGCGGCGTGGCCCACGCATGTCCCCTCGCTGCCCTGGTTGATTGCGGAAGTCCTTGTTCACCATCGTGTAGAACTTCCGGTCGATCTCGACGGCCGCGAGTGCCCTAGGGCGTAGGTCGAACAGATAGTCCCGCGGGTCGGGTCGGTCGGGCTTGGCGCCGAGCGCGTACTCCATCGGACCTCCCATCAGATGACCCGGCGGGCGCTCAGCTTGGAGCCCAGCCGGACGATCTCCGGGTTCCCGGCGTCCGTGATGAACTGGGCGTGGCGGTACTGCACCGTCCCCGGCGTGGCTCCGTTCGTGACGGTCCCCTCGACGAGCAGCGGCCCGTCGACCGTGGCGTTGACGCCGTGGACCGCCTGGGTCGTGATCGACGCGAGGGGATGGGTGCTCAGGGCATCCCACGCCCCGATGTCCATCCACTGACCGATCGCACCGGTGGGGACGCTGAAGACATGCTTGAAGTCCCCCGCCGAGCTGATCCGGACGTCGAGAGCCATCGAGAAGACCCATTGCTCGTTCGCGCCGATCGACCAGAAGAAGTGGTCGTCGTTCTGCAGCGTGTTGTTCGCCACGCTCTCGTCCGACGGCTTGACGATGTCCACCGAGACGGTCTGGATGCCGGAGGACAACAGCACGCGCTTGTCGACGATCTCGGCGGCGGCGATGGTCGTGGTGTTGGCCGGGACGTCCACCGCCGCTAGCGCGATGTTGGATGACGGCAGGGTGGGAAGAGACCGGGACCACGGTCGGGTCGGAGGGGACCACCGCGACCGGGGTGCCGGCGATCGCCGAAAGGGTCCCGGAGAAGTTCGACACGATCAGGTCCCTACGGGGGCTGGACGACGCCGCAGTGATGGTGACGTCGCCCGCCGATACCGAGACGGCGCTCGTGCCGACGGACAGGATCCCCGCCGCGACGTGGACGGTCATGTTCGGCGAGCCCTGCGGGGTCACCAGGCAGCCCGAGGTTACGCCGTTGCCACCTATCCCCGCGGTGAGTGCGTCGATGTCGGCCTGGTTCGGGAAGGCTTGGTCGTCGTGCGATGCTGCGCCGAGGTTCGGGATCGTGAAAGGCATCTAGCTCCTCTGCTTGAATGAGACGGCGTCGAAGGCGATCATCGCATCGGGGTTGGTGGTCGGCGACCACCTGAACACGATCTCGGCCTTCGCGGCGCCGGTGGGGGCGACCCCGGTCGCGGTGAGCCGCTGCCATACGCCGAACGGGGGGTTGAAGATGTTGGCACCGCTGACCTCGTCGACGAAGTTGCCGTTGATGTCGTTCCAGTAGATGAACAGCTGACACTGGACCGCCGACTGGCTCTCGAAGTACCCGACCGCCTCGTAGGTCTCCCCCGGCGTGACCGCGGGGCGCTCGGTGGACTGGAGACGGAACTTCGAGTAGACGGCCGAGTCTTGGATCACCACGATCGACCATTCCCCGATGTATCCGACGTGCTGCCGACCGTAGAACGTAACGGCACCGTCGGTGTAGAACCAGGCTGCGTCGTCGGTCTCCATCGAGGAGGCGTTGGCCGACAGCAGGTTGAGCCGGTGCACGTTCGCCAGCGGGGTCGCTAGGTCCCAGTCCACCCGCCATTCGAACTCGCTGTTGACCGTCCCCGTGATGCCTTGGACCGCGAGCTCCTGCTCGAGCATCGCGCCGTAGGGCGGACGGTGGCGGGCGATGACCCGCTCCAGGAGTTCGGTCCCCAGCGCCGACGCCCAGTTCGTGTTCCTGGTCCCCAACCCCAGGTGTCCGATCCTCCTCCGAGGCTGGGAGTAGCCGGACAGGACGGACTCGGCGAGGTCCTGCATGTCCAACCCGTTCGCCAGGATCGTCGAGATCGACAGGTCGGTACGGCCGAACTCCCCCATCGAGTCGATGTCGGTGACCTCGATGTCCACCTCCCCGGGAGAGGAGACGGTGACGGCGTTGAAGATCTCCTTGTCGTCGTCGTCGATGGAGATGTCGAGGTAACGCCGTTCGCTCGAGATGTCCCCGTAGGCGATCGGGTCCGGGGCCGGGGCGTAGGTCACGTCCCGGAAGACCGCGGAGCCGTCGGCGCCGAGGAAGAACGCGCCGCCCTCGGACTCGGCGACCAAGAGCATGTAGTCGAACCGTCCCGAGGTCCCGACCGAAGCCTGGACGAGGCGCGTCCCGGCGTCTACGTCCCGACCCGCCTGCCAGGTCGGGGTGGTCGCATCCAGGACCTTATTCACCCGGCTTCCCGTCAGCTCATCGCCGGTGCCGTATCCCCCGTCGTAGAGCGGTCCCGGTTCAGACGCTTGGAGTCATCGACGAACGACCATGTCACGGTCGAGTCGGCCTTGGTCTGAGAGAAGGCCATCGGCCCGCCCTCTGTTCTGCCGGTGAAGATCGGCAGCGTCAGGCTCCCGCCGCCCATCGCTCCCGACAGCGGTCCAGAACCCAGTCCGGTCCGGCCCATCCTCCAGGGATTGATGCCGGTGTCCACCCGAGCCAGGAACCGAGCTCGTCGGTTGGGGCGGATCTCCGGGTGCAGGTCGCGGTCGAACCTACCCGTGCGGTTGTCGAACACCGCCTGCGCCGTCCCGGCTCCCATCCGGTCCCGCTCCCTCGCCCTGCCGCGGTGCCAGGTGAAGTTCCGCAGGTAGGCCCACGACGCTCTCGTAACCCTGCCCCAGGTCGATCTCGGCGATGAGCGCCGGCATCCCCTCCGGCGTGACGACCTGCGGCTCGCCGGATACCTGGGGGACGAACGGGGTGAGCGTCATGTCGATGCGCGGCGGCTGAACCGGACCGAGGTAGGACGGGTCGAACGGCGTCAGGATGTGGTCGATCCGGGGGACCCCGGTCAGGACCTGGTCGACGTTGCCGAAGGTCGGCACCGGAGGAAACAGAGCGAGGGTATGGTCGATGATCAGGTTGACGTTCAGGAAGGCGTCGGCCTGGACGTCGGGAGCGAAGGCCGCGAGCGTGTGGTCGATCGGGGTGAGCGGTCCTATCTCGAGTGTCCCGGTGCCGAACGAGATCGACGTGGGAGAGAACAGCGTCAGGGTGTGGTTGATGAGTCCGACGTCGGAGTAGGTGTCGAGGTAGGAGTCGAGGTAGTCCCCGAACCGGATTATCAGGTCTCCGATCGAGAACGCGAACGGGGTCAGGGTGTGGTCTACGACCGGGGGGAAGACCTGCTGGATCGTGAGCGAGTCGGTCACCGTCGGCGCGAACGCCAGCAGCGAATGGTCGACGAACCCCGGAGTGACCACGAGCGCGCCGGACACGTTCGGCGCGTACAGCGTCAGCGTGTGGTCGATCAGCGGGAAGCTGCTGCCCTCTGGCGCGGCGTACTCCATCATCAGCGCCGTCAGGTGCGGGGGAGGAAGAACGTCGGTGGAGAACCCCCACCGCGCCTTCGCTCTCCCCGCGAGCTTGGTACCGTCCCACCCCCCGGCAGGCCTCGCTACCAGGAACCTATGCAGGCCCACCGAGAGCGAGGAGTAGTCCAGGAGCCCCGTCGATGATAGGAGCGTCGAACCCGAATCGAGCACGCGCAGGTCGGCGTTATCGCCCAGGACATCGTCGGAGTTCCCCGCCAAGACCGCCTGCACGTCCCAGATGACCGCCTCGGGTGGGTCGGCGAATCCGATCTCGGCGTAGTTCGCGCCGGAGACGCCCTGGACCAGGTAGGTCGTCGAGTCGGGGGGCCACTCGTTGACCGACTCGAACAGCGTCGTGGTCCCGCCGCCGGCGTTGGTGATCGCCCCGCCGAGGGAGTGGGTGCCGTCGGCGTTGGGGTCCAACTGGATGCAGCGGTGCGGCCCTACGGGATAGTCGGCGGCGGTCGCCGACAGAACGAGGTCCTGGAGCCAGAAGGTCGCGGTGTTAGCGGTGTTGACCGACCCGAGGTAGAAGCGGTCCATGTTGAGCGGCGTCTGGAGGGTGAGCACGACCTGGGGTTGCGCGACCGAGTCGAACTGCCAGTCGATCGTGAACGTCGCCGACGAGCAGGTGAAGCGGAAGTCGATCAGGTGCCAGCCGCCGTCGGAGAAGACCGGGCCGGTCTGGGAGTTGCCGCCCCACGTCGCCCGTATCTCTCCCGCCGCCGTTATCTGGAAGCTCGGGATGGTCGCCGGCCCGGACGCCCGGAGCATCGTCGAGACCGCGGCCGGGTTCGTCACCGCTCGGACGTAGATCGACCCGACCAGGACCGAAGTCGCGACCGGGGTGTAGGCGTTCTGGGCGGTGATGCCGTCCTGTTGTATCCGCAGCGACGCCCGATGGGCCGCCGTCCGGGTCACCGTCGGGTCGAGCGTCGGCGTGCCGTTGACCAGGGTATAGGTCCCGCCCAGCCCCGTGCCCGACAGTGGGTCGTCTATCCCCGAGCCGAACGAGTCCAAGAAGATGAGCGTCGGCGTCGTACCGGCCAGACCCGAGACCGACGGCGCTAGCGCGACGAGGGTGTGGTCGATGAGCGCACCGTCGACCTGCCCCGCCACCCCTCCTAGCGCGATCTCCGAGGCGATGCCGATACGGTTGGAGGTGGAGGTCGCCCAGGAATACGACGGCGTCGTATCCGTGGCCGAGGAGTGCCAAGCGACGGCGAAGCCGATGTTCGACGCCGTCTGGGTCTGATCGGCTATCTCGGTGTAGCCGGCCTCGGGGGTCGAGGCTTCGGCCGTACCATGCTCCGCGACGATCAGCGGGCGGTTCCCCGAGTCCGAGAACGCCGCGAGCGTCACCGTGACGTCTAAAGCCCCACCGCCGGGGGCCGTCCCGACGGTCTGGACGAACGGGTCCGACGTCGAGGCGCCGGTGATCTCGTAGACCGCCCAGGTCCAAGAGGTCTGCGTATCGGCGCCGTGATCGAAGGTGATAGTCCCCGAGCCGGGAGCCGAGCCGGTCCAGGCGTAGAACCGCGAGAGGCTCCGGGCTCCTACGGCCGAGGTCTGGAAGTTCTCCGTGAACCACGTCAGCGACAGTCCGGAGACGGTCGGTTGCGTGATCGGCCCGGAGCTCTTGGCCGAGGCCACATCGGCCACCAGCCATCGGTCGGCGCCGGGGGAAACCGAGGCGGTCGCGACCGAGGTCCCGTCCGTCGTGCTCCCACCCTGGGACAGGAGGGTTACAGCGATGGCCACGGCCCCTCCTTAGACGGTCTGGATCGCGCCGCTCGCGGTGGTCCCCGAGTCGTCGGTGGGTCGCCAGGACCGCATCGCGCCGGTGTTCCCGGCGGTGACCTCCAGGCGCGGGTCCGGGCCGGTGTACTGCCCGAACCGCACCCCGGCGGCGTCGGGTCCGCACCGGACCGTCGGGATCGAGCCGGAGGAGGTCTGGGTCGCGTTGAAGAACACCTCGGTGCCGTTGACGTACACCCCGCCCAGGCCGGTCGTCGCCGCCGAGAGCTCGAACTTGCAGTGGGTGAACCCGACCCCCAGACGGTACGGGGAGCTCGCGCCTGTCCCGTGCTCCAGCACCACCGACCATCGGTTCGCCTGCCCCGACCCGGCGAAGTGGCAATCGACGAACTGGAACGAGGCCGAGTCGCCGCCGGTCGCGCTGCGCTTCTCGAGGCGGACCCGCTCCTCACCGTCGGAGTAGAACGCGCAGCCGACGAAGTTGCCGTTGTTGCCCGAGGTCAACGCCGCCCCCCGGTAGCAACGCCGGAAGATGCAGCCGAAGAAGTACATCCAGTCGGCGAACGCTGCCGGGGTCTCGGCACGCAGACCCGCCGGTCCGGCGTCGAACGACGCGCCGGTGGGGGCACCGATCCCGAAGCCGTCGAAGCGGACGTTCATCATGACCATCTCTTGCGCGTTGTCCAGCCAGATGCCCGAGAGCCCCCGGCCTAGGACGGTCCCACCGAAGTCCCCCCCGGTGCCGTCGGTGATCGCGAAGTTCTGACACCAGCCGTCGGCGCCGGTCCAGTGGAACATATGGATACCGGCCGTCCCGCACTTGATCCGGGTCGCAGTCCTACCCGCTCCGACCAGGGCGACGCCGCGCTTGGAGATGTTGACCTGGGAGTTGATGATGTGCGTCCCCCTCCGAGACGTAGATCGTCCCGCCGTTGGTAGGAAGGGCGGTGTGGGCGGCGGCGATCGTGGCCTTCGCGGTGTTCGGGGAGGCGCCGTCGTTCGCATCCGACCCCCCGGCGGCGCGGACGAACTGCCAGCCCATCGCCGTGTTGAATCCGGGGGAACCCCCGGCCCCTCCGGGGGAGGCCCATGTCCCGTCGGCGCGGAGGAAGTTCGCCGTCCCTCCGGGGAACCCGACGTGTCCGGTGAGGATGTCCTGTCCCTCGTTGTAGCCGAGGGGGTTGTTCAGCCATGCGTGAAGGAGGTTGTGGTCGGTGACGTGTCCGGTCTCGCCGGCGGTCCTTTGAGGTAGGTCGGCCATCGAGCCTCCTAGTAGGTGTTGGAGTAGACGTCTCGGTAGACCCCGCGCCGCTTGCGCCGGGGGAGGAGCCGGATCGTGGGCAGGACCAACAGTCCCCCGAGGAAAGACCGGCGGGTCAGAAGGTGGCGATCCCCGAAGATGACCAGACCACCGTAACGTTGGCGCCGTTCGGCGTGATCGGCAGGCCAGAGGCCGTGTCCCAGTACAGCAGCAGGTTCGAGGTCGACTCGACAGCGGTGTCCCGGAACAGGATCATCGACTCGGACTGGTCCCCGGTCAGGGAGGAGAACACCGTATCGGCGGCGTCGAAGACCCCCGCGGTGAAGGTCTTGGTGCCGAGCGTCGGACAGGAGGCGATCGCCGGGACCCTCGCGGCGGAAGCGATGTCGTTGATGAAGTCGTCCGTCGCTACCACGGGGGTGTCGTCGGCGTGGTCGACGAACATCGCCTTGATCGTGCCGGCGCTGATGTCCGGCCCCGCCGTCCAGACCAGGTTCCGGTACGCCGTGAAGCCTGCGTTAGCCATGCGTTCTCCCTTCTCGGGCCACCACGAGCGGGCGGCGTAACTGCGTTCCTTGTCCGGGGACCTCGAGCCGTTGGGGCTCGGGTTGGGGGATCTCCTTGGTGGCCTGGAGGCCGTCGAGTCCGGCTTCTTTGAGGCGTTCGTAGACCGTCTCCGAGACGACCACGTCCCCGACCTGGTCTAGGCCGAGGTGGTAGGTCTTGAGGTCGTGGACCCCTTGGCAGAGCCAGCAGAACATCGGCTGGGTCAGGGGACGGCCGAAGTGGATCAGGGTGTAGGTGCAGTTCCTAAGTTCGGGGTGGTGGAGGCGGACGCCGCTCACGTTCGGACGGCACCGTTAAAAATGGCCCCACTCCGCTCGAGACGCTTAGTCATGATCCGGTCCAGGGCTCCAGAGACCTTCTCGCCATCGAGGAAAACCTCCACCTGTACACCCCCGCCGAAGCCCATCTCATTGTTGACGCCGGAGAACGCCTCACCCTTGTGGATCACCGCCAACCCTGTACGGGCAACGACGCCGCCAGTAGCAGCACCAGGGACGAACCCTGGTGGGAGCAGGCCGCCGACCTGACCTCCGAGCTGCTCCCCCACACCATGACCGAGCTGCCCGAGCCAGTCGATCGCGCTCTTGATCCACCCGATGAGCGTCTCGATCTTGCCGATGACGACCTCGATGAACCCGGCGACGGCGTGCCATGCCGTAGCGGCGGCGTCCCTGACCACGTCCCAGATGGGACGCACCTTGTCCATGACGAAACTGACGATGCGGGCGAGGAAGTTGACCACCGGCTCCACGACCTTGTCCCTGATGAACCCAACGAAGTCCAGGAACTTGTCGATGACGAATCCGACCGCCGTCACCACAAGAGCGAACTGCGCCAGGATCATCGTGGCAAACAGGACCACCGCCGCGCCGATGATGATGAGCAGCGGCTTGATCCGGTTCAGCGCCGGGAGGATGCGGTCCTGGATGGTATGCCACGCCGTTAGGAGCAAGGGAACCAGGACGTCACCGATAGCCGATGCGAACGGCTTGACGGCGTCCCACGCCTTCCCGACGCCTTCGGTGAATGCGGCCCACGCCGCCGGGATCCTGTCCTGGAGTATCCCGAGCAGTTGATTCAGCTGACCGAGCAGGAACTCGAACGCCGGCGCCAGCACCGACCCAACGGCTTCGGCGAGGTTCTCGAACGACACCGCAGCCTTTCCGGTCGCGGTGGCTTGCGCCTCTGCCGATCCCTTGAACTGCGAGGTGACCTCGGCGAGGATGATCTTCTGAGCACCCATCAGGTTGTTGTGCTTGACCAGTTGAGCGATCTGCTTCTGCTGCTCCTCGGTGAACTGCACGCCGACACGGGTCAGCGAGGACATACCCGCTATAGGGTCGTTCAGGGCCTTGCCGAGTTGGATGGTCGCCGACTTTAGGTTGATCTGGCTCCCCGAGGCGGCGGCGTATCCGGCCGCCAGGTCCAGGGCCGCGGTGGATGCTTGGGTGAAGATGTCGTTCTGTGCGCCGGCCTCGTTACGGATGTTCTTGAACGTCAGGAGCATGTTCTCGCCGGCCTGGATGACCTCATCGTCCACCCCGGCCTTGACCGAGAGCGCATCCGCGAGCTCGGCGACCTGTCCGGCGGTGACATGTGCCGCGCCACCGGTCGACTTGATCACGGCGCCGGTCTGCTGGAGGACGTTCTCGGATTCCTCGAACTTCCCGAAAGCGAAAGCGGCCCCCGCGGCGAGCGCCGTGAAGGCCGTGGCGGCTGCCGCCAGTCCCACACGCAGCCTGGAGGTATTGGCGACGACGTCTACCGAGAGGGTGCTGATTGTCGGGATGGCTCACCTCCACTCGCCCAGGCTTGCAGCATCATCTCGAGTTCCTCGGCGCTCTGTTGCTTGGACTTGGGCCGCAACCACGGCGGCAGGAAGTCCTCCGGCTTGCGGCGGTTCTTGTTACTGAGCAGCGCGACGAGGTAGTAGGACAGCGATGCGAACCCCACGTCGATCCGCTCATGGACGAGCAGGGGACCGTGGATCTGTTCGTACGCGATCCAGTCCGTCAGCTCGGCAGCAGAGAGGGTTTCGAGTTCTGCGACGGTTCGCCCGAGAGCGAGGGCAACCCGGAAGAGGGCTGTTCGTCTCGGGCTTGCTCGAAAGTCGCCATCGCCGCCTCGAGCTCCTTGGAGGTGAGCCCGTTGAGCTTCGCGGCTTCGCTGAACAACCGGAGCACCAGAGGGAAGTCCTCCTGCGCGAGTGCGTCGGCGTCGTCCCTCTCCGAACAGCCGGGTCCCAGTCTCATCGACGAGGCAATGCAGGAGGACCTGCACCGGCATATCGAGCGGCTTGACATCTTCGGACAGCGCCGCTTGATCGGCCACCGTCATCACACGGAGATACACGTCCCCGCCCCACTCCGGCACCGAGACCTTGACCGGCTTGCGGTCATCCCGGTGCCGTGCGGCGAGGATCTGCTCCCTGGTCAGGCTCACGACGGGGTCACCGTTGAGACACCAGGTGTGACGATCTTGAGCGTGATGTGTGCTTCCATCGCGCCGTCGTCGGTGGCCTCGATCTCCCACTGGCTCGTGATCGCCGGGAAGCGATACGCCGAGGACCAGTTCGGGTGCTGGAGTTCGTAGTACCGGATAGCCACGGCGACCGAGTCGTAGTCAGCCTTCATGTTCGTGTGCGTGGTAACGGTCGGATCCCACATGACGGTCAGCGTGACCTCCGAACCTTCCTGACGTCCGGGGAGGAAGTCGGCCCACAGATCTCCATGCGCCGAGACGTCGATGAGGGCACGGTTGGAACCGACCGCCGTCACCGTGCCGATCTGCGTGACGGTGTTGTAGGTACCTGTTGCCACGCCGGTCGCCGCGTTCTGCTTGAGGAATCCGAGGAAGCCTGCTTGCTTGGTCATCTACCCTCCTTCCCTAAGCGACGAAGACCGCGGCGGTGACGGAGGTGGTGAACGAGTTGGTCACCACGACCGTGCCGTTGGACTGGAGATACCTACGCACCGGGTTGAGCCGGATGAACCGCTCCGTTCCGTTGACGACGGAGATGGTGAGGTCAGGGTTGTATGCGGTGGCCCCCGGGGCGTTGGACAGGCTCGAGGCGTCGTCGATCACGACCGAGTCCGGGGAGCCGCCTGCGTTCTTTACGTGCAGGATGTGCGGCTTGTCCAGGTCTGCCGTCGCCGGCGTGAAGGTGTCGCTCGCGCTCACCCCGGTGTAGGTCGGCACCACCCCGGCCTCTGTGACGGTCTGAACGGTGTACGTTGCCATGCTGCCTCCTTATCCCTCCACTGCCGCTTTGAAGATGGACGTCATCGCGGCGACGATCCCCGGAACGGACGCTGCTGCGGCCTGCTCCCCGTACGGCTGCGCCGCCATGTTCTTCGTGCCTTTCTGGACGAACCTGTCGTACGGGGCGCTCGAGCCGACCTTGGTCGTGGCTCCCTCGCCGAGAGAACTCTCATCGGTCGAGATGAGCGAGACCAACCTGCCCGTGTCCCGGGGAGCCCGAGCGATCATCTGCCGCTGGACGACCTCCCCTCCGGCCTGGGTCGCCGGTCCTGCTGCGACCTCGGCTTGGGCGGAGGCTTTGGCGAGGGCGGCCTTGGTCTCGGCGATGCCGAGCAATCGCGCAGTCATCCGGCCTTCTTCGCTTTCGGTTTCGGCTTGGGTTCCGGCTCGGGTTCGGGTTCGTCCGTGTCCTCGTCCACGACGAACGTCTCCTCATCGCCGTGGTACTCGAAGTGCCCAATCTTGTCCGTCATCTGACAGGCCCCCTCATAAACGGCTTGAGCGTTTCCTTGTTGTCCTGGGTCAGGAACAGCGTGGTAGGAAACCCGACCGTCTCGACCGGGAACCCTCCTTGAGACAACGCCTGTCCCGATTCGTCGGCGGTGTAGGCGCGCTTGACCATCTCGACGCAGACGGACTGGATCGCCTTGAACGCCTCGGAAGTTTCGGCGTGACCGTGGGCATAGGTGACGGTGGCTCCCTGTGTCCACGCCGAGCCAGGTGAGGCCACCGTCCCGGACCTGAGTCCTCGAGGGACGATGTAGTAGTCAGTCGTCGCCACGCCGTTCACCAGCACCGAAGTGACCGCCGTCACCGGACGCTCAGGCAGGCTGAGGAACGACGACGCCGTGGGATACACCGTGATGACGTCCCCCGTGACCGGAGAGAGCGTCTGGTTGCAGTAGGCCCGGATCACCGCCGACGCACCTTCGTAGCCAACGCCTGGAGGCGTGAGAGGTCGCTCGGGATAGTCATCCCGGAGAACTCGCATACCTCCGTAGCGGTGGCGAACGGTCCGGCCATCCGGGGTTACGTGCCCGCCGACGTCAACTGGAGCCACGTCGTAGTTCCGGAGACGACGGTGCTCCCGACCCCCGGAGCGGTCGGTGTCCCTGCGGCGGACGTGCCGGCGACGGTGCAGACGTAGACGATCCGAGTGGCGGGGATGTCCACAAGGTCACCCAGCGTGTTCGCAACCGCACCGGGCCAGTCGATCGCCTTCAGTGCACGGCCGAGATAGTCGGTCGTTGACGTGGTCAGGCGTCCAGAGAAGTCGGTCGCCGTCGTGCCAGGGTTCAGCACCCTGCGAAGCAGATGATCTCTGCGGAATACGGTGGTTGCCATCAGCCCTCCCCTGAGGGTTGCGATCAGGTCATCCTTGGTTCCCGAAGTCGGAAGACCCTTGCTCTCGGCGAGCGCCTTGAGTTGGGCCACGGTCCGGTCCTCGTACTTGCCGGTACCGGTGTCGACCTCCTCGATCTCGACAGGTGCTTGTTCTGCGGGGACGTCCTTGAGCTTCGCCTTGATCGCTTTCACAAGGTCTTCGTTACCGGCGCCTTCCCACATGGCGAGGTCGCGCTCGAGTTGCAGCCGCAGCGCGCCGCCTCCTCCGGGTTCGGGTCCGGGGTCGGATCGGCCTTGACTGCTGAGCTCTTCCGCCATGCTTCGTTCTCCTCTCGGTTCGGGGGGGACGGGGAGGGACCCCGAAAGGCCCCTCCCCCTGCACTGTTGTCCCCGGCCTTACGTTGCGGTCAGCTCGATGATGCCGTTGTCCACGATGCGGATCGCCGTGAAGTATCCGGCGTACGCCACCTGGACACCGAGCACCGACGGCTCTGTCACCTGGAGCGTTCCCACCCGCTGCTCGTAGACCTCCGCAGCAGCGGTCGAGAGCAGGAAGGCCTTGTTGGTGCCCAGCCCTGCGCTCATGTACGTCGGGACGCCGGCGACCGTGCCGACGAGTCCCTGGTTGAAGTCACCAGCGGACAGGCCGTCTCCGGTCTGCGAGACGTTCACGATCGGCACGAACAGCGGACCGAACACCGGGAGCCGTCCGGGCGACAGCGCCAGCACGACCTTGCCCACCCCGGCGGTCGCCGTGTAGACCGTGGCCGCCGCCGACCAGATGGCGGTCCGGATCGTCGCCGCGGTCGGGGAAGCACCGTAGCCGACGTTCGTCGAGGTGGAGGCGTCGAGGACCGTACCCAGCGCCGCCTCCGTCTGTACGGCGTAGCGAGCGGCGAGGTCGTTGACGATCGCGTCCATGATCTGCGGCGCCGAGAAGTCGATGTCCTGCCGCGAGACGTTGACGTAGCCGCCGTACGTGACCGCGGTGGCGGTCAGGCGGGTGATCGTCATCTTCTGCGACACGAGCTCGGCCTTCTCATCTGCCGCCGCGCCGGCCGACCCCTGTACCGCCACGGACGTTCCCTGGGTCACCAGGGGACGGAACCACGACTGGGACGGCATGTCCTTGACTCCGAGCAGACTGGTGAGCGGTCGCGCCGAGTCGATGAAGTTGATCACCGGACCCAGGATCGGGTTCGGGATGAGTCCGGCGTTGTCCGACGTCTTCTGGTGGGCTGCGGCGCGGTTGAAGATCTCCAGCCGCTCCTGGGCCTGCCGGTCGTTCATCGCCGCCTTGTACTGGTCGAGCACGTACGCACCGGCCGACCGATACTCGATCGCGCCGTTGTCGACCTCGTGCCGCATCTTCGCGAACTGGTCCTGGATGTCGGCGGCACGCTGACGGGCCTGTCGCGAACGGTCCGACGCCGCCTGCAGGGTCTCGGCCTGCTCCTCGGCGACCTCGATCCGCTTGCGTGCCTCCGTGATCAGCTCCTGCTCGGAGGCGGTGAGGTCGCGCTCGGCGTCCTGCGCATTGGCGACCGTGCCCTGGATGAACGAGTCGCGCTCGGCGATCTCTCGCTGGAGCCGACCGATCATCGCATCGGTCTTCGTGTTCTCTTCCGGGGGCATCCCTACTTACTATTACTTACCTCCCTACGGTTCGGGCGCGTACGCCCATCGGATAGGACGCAGCCCTCTCGGCCAACGAGCACCCGCTACGACCCGCCTCCGTCTGCGAGGCGACCTCTCTGGGGGGGTCGGTAGTGCCTCTAACGTCGGCGTGATTCCATCCACGCGACGACTTCATCGAGCCGTGGTGTCTCGAGCTTCGGCAGGTCTGCGGCTTGGGGCCGCTCCCGCCGTACGTCGATGACCTGGGCTCCCTCGTACGCTCCGTTATCGGGGAACGCGAGGTGATCCACGAACGCTCGCCGGATGCGGCGCCGTTGCTCCGTCCGGTCGAGTACCTGGTCCGAACCTTTCACGCCGAACCCGACGGACACCCCGAGGATCCCTTCGTCGGCCAGCGACAGCGTCTCATCCCCCAGCGGCGTCTTGGCGATCTTGACCTGCCCCACCAGCCCCTCGGGGCGCTCCGGGGAGAAGCTGAGGACGCGACCTATCAGGCCCGAGGTGCTGGTGCCCTTCAGGTGCGCTCCGGCGGCGTGGTCGCGGAACGCCTTCACGCGGTTCGGACGCTTCTCGATGCCGTCGAAGGCTCCGCGCTCGAACGATTCTTTCCACAGCTCGCCGCGGTACTCGACGAGCGCCTCCTGGTCGTACGGCACCGCGAGGACCTCGATCACCCCGCTGGGGGAAGTCCACCCCCTCGACGGAGGCGGCTCGGGATTCGATCGGCGCCTTGATGTCGGGGGCACGGTTCTCGTTCTCCGTGTTCGCGTACAGCGCCGCCACGTGGCGCTTTGCCATCTCCTCGGTCGGATGACACTTCTCGGTCGAGCCGTCGGCGTCCTTGATGACGCAGTATTCGTCGTCACGCTTCTCGATGTGCCAAGGCACTATTCCTCGCCTCCTGTGATCGCCGTGATGGGCGCGGTCGGGGAGTCTGTACCGTCCTCACCCAGGAGCCGCTCGGCACGCTGGACCGTCTCGGTGTCCACGAGTCCGGCGGCGTGGAGCTCGACCCATGCGTGTGCCCGTTCGGCGAATGGCGGTCGGCTGTATTCGTCTCGGTTCAGTTCGGCCTTCTGGCCGGCGGGGAGCGCCCAGTAGGAGATCGCCGACATGACGTGGCCGGCGAGCGCCCTGAGCGTCTGACGGTCGTGGAAGTCGAACAGGCTCGAGACGTTCGAGTAGGTCATCGAGTCCCCCCCGGATGGCAGACCGACCAGGAACGGCGGCACGCCGAGCAACACCGCGATGCGGGATTCGTTGAACTGCGCCAGCTCGAGCATCGTCAGGTCCTTCGGCGAGACCGCGGTGTGATCGGTCAACTTGGCCCCGCCGTCGAACACCGGGGGTGCCGACGGCGTCTGGACCCGGCTGGCGAGGTATTGGGAGATCAGGTCCTGCGCCTCGTCCTCGGTCAGGCTCTTCTCGACGTCGATGGTCTGAGATACGACCCCGCCGGTAGCCACGACCTCCCGCGTGTACTTCGCCAACAGTCCGGCGGTGAGCATCCGCCCCCCCGCCGCCTCGAGCGGACCCACTCCTCGAGGGCTGTCGGTCGTGGACTTGTAGCGGATGTGCAGGATGCTCTCGGTCACGTCCGGGCCGGTCTCCCCACCGAACCGATAGCGGCGGACGCCGCCGACCATCTCGACGTAGAACGCCCACCCCGGCATCACCCGGAACCGCATCGGGAAGCCGTCGGAGAACGACGACATCTCCATCAGGAAGACCTCGCCGAGCTGGAAGTCCCAGAACAGTTGCTTGGCGAACTCCTCCCACGAGGAATAGGATCGACGGATCGGGGTTGACCATCCACGACGAGGGCGAGATGACCTTCCCGTCCCGCGTGCGGAGACGGGGAACGTCGACAACGCCGAAGCGTTCTTGTCCAGGCACGCCCACGCCACGTCGAGGAGTTCGTTATACCGGGAGTTCATGTCCCAGTTCGGCGTGGACCAGGTGCTCGGCCACCCCGCCCAGGGCGACGGATAGAACGACGGCAGGGACCGCGGTTCGATCTCGGCGCCAACGATCTCCACACCGTGCGGGTCGCCGTCCGCTTCACCCGCGCCCACGGTCGACGGGGTCGACGGCGGGTTCGCGTTCGGCTTCTCGCCGGCGTAGTTCACCTCGGTCAGCCAGTTCCACAGACCCAACTCATGCCCCCCTGTAGACGTGGATCTGCGGCGAACGCTCGCCCATCTGCTCGATAGCCTGGTTTACGGCCATGATCAGGCCGATGAAGGCGTTGTTCCCCGCCGGTTGGAAGTAGGCTCCCGTGGTCGTCTCCTTCACCTGTGCCCCCAGGACCTGACGGCGCAACTCCTCGTCACCGTCGTGGATGACCTGACCGGCGTTGACCAATCCCACGAAGGTCGCGGTGGCCTCCATGAGGGCGACCGTCGACTGGATGTATTTCGTGAACGGCAACCCTGATTCCTCGAGGAAGTGCTCGCCCCCCGGACCGAACTGCCGCGTGTCGATGAAGATGTCCCGGACCTTGTAGACCTCCATCAGCCTGTGCAGCATCGGCACGACCTCGGTCCAGACGTGAGAGGTCTTCTCGATCGCTACGGCCGCTGACCCGTCGGCCCTGAGCGCCACGATCCCGACCCCGGCGCCGTCCTCCTGACCCGTCCGGATGCCGAGCCATACCGATTCCCCAGAACGCAACGTCCCGATGTCGGCGCGGAGCGGGTCCCACTGCTCGGGCAGGATCGCCGACCCGATCCCGGCAGGCAGTCCGCAGTTGAACCGCCGCCAGTGGCTAGCGATCATCGCCGGCGAGGCGTACTTCTCCTTGAGCACCGCCCTGGTGATGGCCTTCAGCGGGTTGGCCTTCAGGACGTCGTTCATGTTGTCCGGCGAGCCGCCCTCGGGAAGGCGGTATTCGTGCAGGACGGTCTGCTCCGAGGCGGCCCGCGTGAATCCCCCCCGGACGGTCACGGTGTCGGCCTGGGCCTTGATGTTGGCCCGGACCTCCTCGAACTCGCCGTCGGGCTCCCCAGCGGTCGAGATGGCGACGATCTGCCCCCCTATCTTGTCCACCTTGCCCCGCCAGGTCCGATACAGGCGCATGTCCCGATGGCGGTGGAGCTCGTCCAAGATCGCCAACGTCGGCCTCGCGCCGTCCCCGGTCCGGTCGTCAGCGGCGAACACCTGGATGCGAGAGCCGACCGAGTCGCATCGTATGCGGCGATACCCCTCCTGGGGCTTGAAATGCTTCAGACCCGACCTTGCGATGAAGCCATCGGCGGCCAGGAAGAGCCAGTTCGCCTGGTCCCGGCTGGACGCCGCCACCGTGACCATCGCCGATGGCTTGAACTCGGCGTGGTACAGCGCGAGCGCTGCCATAAAAGTAGTTTTTGCGTTGCCCTCCGGGATCACCAGCCAGCATTCCCGGAAGCCGGCGAACACATCCTTGAGGAAGGCCGCCTGGAACGGCTCCAGGACCCAAGCCTGCCCGTTGTCCAGTTCCAGGCCGTGAGCCCATCGGCGGAAGTGGGGGACGGTGAACGGCTTGCTATTTCTCATCACAAGCACCCGGCGGCGGATTTTCTCGCGAAAACTGGCGG